CACTGCAGTTTCTGCTCCTGTCCTCTACCTATCAGGAGAACCTTTGCCGAATTTGGATCCTGTGGTAGAATCTATGGTAAATAAAGAAACCCCCGAATTAAAACAATGACAACATCATATCAAGACGATGCTCATGATCCAGTAACAGGAAAGTATATCAAGCCTGAGGATCGTGTAAAAGCAGAAGTAGATACATTTACAGTCACAAGTGATTACGAAGAACCTACTGTTACTATCTCTACAGGTTCATCTGATGGGTACAATCCAGATTTGGATCCAAGAATACATCCAGAGTTAACAACGAATTACACTTATACTGGTACTGAGGATATTGTTGTTGGTATTGATACTAGTGCTAATGTAGTAATAACAGAAGATATTGATCTTAATTATAGTGTTGATACTACTAACTTCGATTTAGATACTGCTAGTATGGGAAATTCATATGCAGATGCAGTTGATTATAGTGTAGCTGGAATGTCAACCGCTAGTTACAATCCACCAGTAGCATCACATGAACATCAACATGAGATAAAGGAAACATTAGATCGTATTCTTGATCAACAAGTCCACCTACAACATCATGTACATGAATTAATGATAAAGGTAGAGGAAGTTAGTCAGAAGGTAGAACATTTACTTGAACATGCTCATCAACCATTGACAGGAACTGTTCAAATCGATTGCCCTACAAAGGTTGGCGCTGGCTACACGGTATAAATTCCTAATTAAATTATGTAAAGAAATTCATTTTATTAGGATTTCCTGACTAAATAATGATAGAATTAAGGCAAAACAAGATGATCTAAAACCTTTATTTGATCATGTTTATAGTTTAAAGGAGAAGACCAGTATGAAGAACCTAATGTCGTACAACCAGATGGCAGAATGGGTACATCACGAGGATACGAATCTTGAGTTTAATCAAGACGACTTAATAGATGAATACTTCGACTGTCTAATAGATTGCGACGACAATGCGAACCAATGTAGACAAGTTTGTAGCCAAATTTTAAAGTAAATTTTTAAGAAAATGTAATTCTAAAACCTCCGCAAGGGGGTTTTATTTTAGTTTTATGAGCGTAATCATTTACCAAGAGCATTGTGATATGCTAGAGAAAGAAAATGACGAACTCAAACGTGAAGTTATTTTCCTCAGAACAATGCTAGAATACAAAACTCTGGGTCTACCCTTGACAGATGGGGGTGGAGAGAGTACAATGTAACCAGATAACCAATTCAATGCCTTTACTTTTAATACCAGCAGCTTTCGCTGTAACCTATGCCACATGGATTATAATTAAGTATGATCCTAATTCAAGATTCAATCTATGACAGAACCGAAGATTTCTCCTCTTGGCGGGTGTTATAATTATAACAAACTCAAGAAAGAAGGTCTAGTTGATGAAACCGAAACAAAGTCAGATGACGAAGATGAACGTGAGTCATACGACAAGATCCCTTCTCGTTACTGAGGGAAATTCGACTTTTTGGTCTTAAAATAGCGCTAAAAAAACTCCGACTATTTTTTGTGCCACAGGGTCGTTTTCTAAATAATTCTTAATAATGAAACTATATGAGTCCAGACAGACATGACATACCTTTTATAGGGGATTTTTATACCAAACAAGAGGTCGATGAAATGATTGCTGGTGCCTTGGCAGAAGCAAAGGCAATAGATGAAGCTTCAATGCGTAAGCATAATCGAGATGCAACCATTATCAGTATGATTCTTGGATTTACTTGTCTTGCCTTATTTTTGGATGGGACATTGAGGTTACTTGGTATCATACCACCTTTCATGGATATAGATATAAGTATAATTGATAAGGTTGCTGATAAGGTAGAGACAGAAATTGTACCTTTAATACAACAAGCAAAGGGATACATTCCGAGGATCTAAACGTGGATCAAGTCATATTTCTATTTTATGGACTGTTGTTCGCTGCTACCGCAGGGGCAACTTTTGCTTTTATGTGGAAAATAATGACAACCACTTTAGAAGAGTCACGAAGACCGCCTAGGAGAGATACTCTTCATCCAGAAATGAGGGATATTAAATCAGGAGAAGAATTATTGGTTTTTCGAGCTGATCCCGAAGGCGATGATGGAGATGAAGATGACATGATTATTGTAAGAAAATGATTGTAGTTAATGCTGAAAATATTAGGTTATTTGCTATAATGGTTTTGGGTACAATATGGTTCGCTTTACTGATACAACAAATTCAAGAAAATTCTAAGGAGGATTGATTATGTGGTATGTTATAGGATGGACAATAGTTACAATGTGGTTATTATCCAAACTAGGTGTCTTTAAAAAATGATCCTAGAAACAGTACTATTAATTACAGCATTACCTTTCGTAGTACTAACACTTTACTTTGGAAGTAAAGGAGGGTATTATGATTCAGACAACTACACAGGCGATGGCTGTGCTCACGACGTAAAACGATGACTTTTTTAATTGCAGTAATGTCATTTGCAAATTTTGTATTCTATCCATTGGTGATAGGTACAATCATTGCGGTGATAATAGAACAGATCTTTAGGGCAACAGGCAATGAAGATGATCCTAAAGCAGTAAGGAATGTATTCCTCTCTATGGGTATTAGAAAATATCTTTGGAGACAAGCATGGTTGTTCAATATCATTTGGTTTGTAGGATATGCTATCCTATTAATAGTTAATAGGCCTGGGCAATCACCAATGCCCGATATGATTTGGCAGGGATAATGAAAATTGATACACAAGGGATGAGTGGCCCTATTGATCCTAATTACAAAGGGAGACCAGTAGAAGAACAACAGCAGAATTTAAAACCTGCTACTATTAAACCTCGTAGGTTATTCACAGATACTTATGTTAAGGAAATGAAGATCCTTATCAATGAAGTATTGGATGAGAGAGAACATAAGAAGAGAATGGAAGGGGCATATGATGATGTGAAACCCCTACCTCCATCATATTTTGATACTGAATACTTCATTTATCATGTTGGTGGGGAGGAACCTGCTTATGAAGACTGGAGCCAATGATTGCTCAAATTGTTGATGATCTATATGATATGTCTTTTTTAACAGAATGGGAAGACCTTCTGTTAGATCATATTCCAGTTTATAGTACCAATGTAGCAAATCCTAAATCTTTTCCTAATAGAAGAATGGGAAGTCATAGACTTCTTGGTGTGGATATATTTGCTAGAAATGGACTTAATAGAGTTGATGTTCTTCATCCAAAGGCATCTAAATTTTTTGATGCTTTTGAGATTCTAGAAAATCAAGTATTCAGGGATTCTATTTACTTACATAGAATAGATGTAAATCTACAATTTCAATATCAGGAAGGTACTCAACATATGGATGGCGTATCTCACACTGATTATACTATTATGGTTATGAATAATACCAAATGGAAATCAGAATGGGGTGGACAATTTCAAATGTTGAGTAGTGATGGTAATGTAATTGAGGAACATGAATATATACCAGGCAGGGTAATTATATTCCCTGGCGATGTATCACATAGGGGTCTTGCTCCTATTGTCCCTTATGTTTATAGGTACACTACAGCATATAGAGTTGTAATGGATCCAGATAAAGTACTTTCTTATGTCAGAACTTATGCCAAAGATTAAAAGAATAGGAGATAGATGCCTTAGAGTTAAATCTGAGGATGTTGTGTTTGAGAAGAATGAAATTCATAAATTATTCACGGATATGTGTGAGGCAATGTATGAAGAAGATGGTATCGGTCTTGCAGCACCTCAGATAGGTATAAACAAGAGAGTTATAATTGTGGATGAGACCACAGAAGAACATGGCAGATATACTCATTTGATGGTAAACCCCAAAATTACTTGGAAAAGTAAAGAGGAAGTAGTAATAGATGAGGGGTGTCTAAGTGTACCAGATCAAAATGGAGAGGTATCACGCCCCAAGGAAATTAAAGTAACCTTCCAAAATAAGGATGGTAAATATAAGAAATGGAAACTTGATGGTTTAGCAGCGAGAGTTGTACAACATGAAGTAGATCATTTGGATGGTATACTATTTGTAGATTATTTAAAGGAGAGCGATGATCAGAAAGTGGATTAAGAGATTATTGGGTATAAAACCCAAAAAACAAGAATTGAACAATACTAGGTT